AACACCAACGCAAGTGTTATTACTGGTCGTGGCGTTCAAGAATTGCAAGCTGGCTTTGATACTCAAATCAAATCCGCTCAAGCCCAATTTGCTAGAATGTTCGCTGATCTTATTGGACTCTGCTTCGAAGTAGATGAAAAATTATTTGCTAATGTACAAAAGACAATCAAGGGTTCTGAAGATGGAACACCTTATGTTCTCAAGTACATCCCATCTCGTGATATTAAAGGCGAGTATGGCGTAGATGTTCGTTACGGCATTATGTCTGGTATGGACCCATCACGTGCAATCATTGCATTGCTCCAGATGCGCTCTGACAAGTTAGTCTCACGTGACTATGTACGTCGTGAGATTCCTATGGACTTGAATGTTACACAGGAGGAACAACGTGTTGATATTGAAGAAATGCGTGATGCTCTTCGTGTCTCAGTGGCACAGTACGCACAAGCTATCCCAGCGCTTGCGGCGCAAGGACAAGACCCATCCCTCATTGTTACTCGCATTGCAGAAGTTATTAAGGGCCGTCAAAAGGGATTATCTTTAGAGTCAATTGTCGAGAAGGCATTTGCACCAGAACCTCCACTACCTGCGCCAGATATGGCTATGGCAGGTGGACCACAACTTCCAGCAGCAGGTGCGGCCCCCGCTCCTGCCTCGCAGCAACCTCCACAAGAACAAGCTGGTCAGGCCCCTGCTGCTGGTCAAAAACCCGATATAGCGACACTACTAGCCGGAATCACCGGCGCAGCGTAACCGAAGGAGGTGCAATATGAACAAAGGAACACACGCTCCAGCTCCAGTACAACCAATCAAGGTAGATACAAAGGCAGGATCAGTTAAAGGCGGTAAAGTTGATTTCGGTTATGCCGGAACAGCTCGCAAAGGCAAGAAGGCTTAATTTAATTAAACTGGAAGGTGTGCAGGGTGCTGAACGATAACGATAAAATTCCTCGCCCTGTACGCCGGACAGACTTTCTAGTAATACTTGTTGGGTTCTTTTACAACCTAACACAAGTATTTGAGACATTTATGTCAGAAGTTTATGAACTTTCAATTTATCACGCCAATCACAAGACCAAGATTAACAAGGCTTGGGAAGATATGGCACAAGATTTAGAAACATTAGAGGAGGACAAATGACAACTGCGCCAATGAACCCATTAGCAGGTGCATCAGGTCCTGGGCAATACGCTGTACGCAGCGACAAACTAACTATGGGTTCTACATCATACGGTGAAGGTAAAGATACAGCTGCTATTAAATCTGCAGAACCTCTTGCTACTACACCTGATGTAAAGGGACAAGCTCCCAGTAAATTTCGTGAAGGTCTAACACAGAATCAACCTTCAATAGTAGGTTTCGATGCACCATCACAGCGCCCTAATGAAGCAGTTACTTCAGGTATTGATATTGGTGCAGGTGTTGGTTCTAACGCATTGATGATGCAAAATGCAATTGTAAAGACTTCAGACACATTAGCAAAGATGTTGCCTTATGATACAGATGGAACTATTGCCATCTTATATCAGCAAGCAATTGCGCGAGGTGACTAATTGGCTGATCTTAACGCCGCTGCTAACGCTGCAGGTTTAACTGCTGCGGAAAAGAAAGCGATGCAAGATCTATCCAAAACTCTTGCTACACATCGTGAGCTTTCTAATTTACCAAGCAATGTTGCTCAGCAAGCATTTGCATCTAAGACTCCTGCACAGCAGGCAGCTCTTGTTAAAGTTGCAGGCAATGAAGATCCAGCAAAGAAAGCCAACCGTGGTTGGCTAGGTACTGCTTGGCACTACACATTAGGCCGCGCATTTGCGCTAGCACAAGAAGGTTCAGACCTTGCTACTCGCGTAGCACGTACAGGTCTTATTGCATTAGACCAAGGTGTATCACCATTTGGTGCAGGCAACGCTTGGGATATAGCAAACGATAAAGGCGATAAAGTATTTAGCCCAGGTCGTATTGATAAAGCAAAGAGACAATACGGCAATGACCGTATCTCTGTGGCTATACGTGTTTCTAAAGGAGACAAACTTAGCGACATTATTGCTACTGGTACTGATGCTGAAAAGGCAATTGCCTCTGCAGTACAGCAAAACAAAGATGACCTTTGGAATGATGCACTAGATACAGTCAGTGCTGCTAAATACTCACCTGGTCGCTTTATTGCTAACGCAGTTGACGCACTTACACCTGGTGATTTAATCAAGAACGGCTTTATGTATAAAGCCCTATCTGGTGCAGTAGATGCAGCATATCGTGTATATGCAGATCCATTACTTGGTCTTGGTAAGGCTAAGAAAATGGTTGATATTAAAAACTATTCACTAGCTGTAGTAGTTGGTTCACTAGAAAAAGGAACTGGCAAGGTTGATGAAATCTTTGCACGTCCACAAGTAATAAACTTTTGGGATACATACGGAGCGCAACTTACCAAGTATCGTGATGCAACTACAACTGCCGAACGAGTTGCTGCTAAAAAGCAATTAGCAATTACTGCACCTGAATTTGGTGATGCAGTTATTAAGTCTTTTATCAATATTGATACTCCTATTAAGGACGCCAATACTGCTAAGGCTTTCTTTATGAACGCAACTCAAATTAAAGAAATGATGCTAGGTCAAATTGGTCGTAAGCGTGTGATGATTCCACGCTTAGACCCAATTCGTCAGGCACGTATTGCAACAGTTACTACTGCTAATAAAACATTTAACATTGACTTTATGGGTTCTAAGTTTATGGATAACCTATTCTTTGGTGGCGCAGCCACTAATGATGGTATTAGAGAAACAGTTGTCAATAACCGTGAGGCTATTGTTGGCAAGATTAAACCAAACTATGAAGCTAAAGGTATGGCTCGCTTTTCAATGGAGCAGGTTCAATATCGTATTGACCGCTTTAAGGCTAAGTTTGAACTTGTCCCTATCTTTGATAATAACCAATTAGATGTCACAGCAAAAGATGCTGCTCAAAAGATTTATCAATATGCACGTTTAGTTCTTCCACGCAACGATGCAAAGTTAATGGCTCAAGCATTTGATGATGCTGAAGTAGGACTTAAGAAAGAAATCTTTTACGGACTACAATCAACCATTGCAGATATCCGTGGACTTAATGTAACTAAAGAAGGCAAGCCTATTGCTGATGCTCTACAAGGTAAAGTAAAGCCTCAATACGCAGCAACTAATCGTAAGACTGGATACAATCCAGCTGAATTACCTAACGGTGAGCAGGTAGGTCTTATTCTTTCAGATCAATCTGACTTTGTAACTACTCTAAGTATTCGTGATATTGACCGTGCATCTGCACGCTCTGGTCTTGTTATGAAACTACTAGGTGTAGCACATTCTGACTGGGTAGATAAGATGACAAGTATGTGGTCATTTGCTACTCTCGCCGGTCCACGTTATGCAATCCGTAACGCATCTGAAGATCTTATGGTCCACCTTGCTATTGGTGAATCACCATTTGGTCTTGCTAAAGGTCGTATGCTTTCCACTCGCTTGCGTACAGCACAGCAGATGGAAAAAGGTTTAACTAAATTTGAAAAGAAAGCAGCAAACCCATTAGGTGGTGCGCTTCGTTTTATCAATAAAAAAGAATCAAAGGCTTATGGCGAAGCTATTTTAGCAGCAGATGGTGACATTCCTAAGATTCGTGAAATTATGGCTAATGCTCTTAATGAGGGCAAGATGGCTCGTTTCTATGAAAAGACTGGTTTAGGCAAGTTTACTGAAGCAGACCGTGCAGCCCTTGCTGCACAGATTAAGCACGGTGACCTAGACAACGCTCTTATGGATGTTGTCGAAGGTGGTAAAAACTCCTTTACTGGTATTGATGCTTTTACTCGCACGTTGAACTATCAACGCAAGAGTAAAGTGCGTACAGAAGAACTTAAATATAATCTTCCTACTAACGTTCGCCGTGCTAAAGGCTCACGTGGTATGAGTGAGATGGCACCACTTTCTACTACTGAAACTGAAGTAGCCTGGGCTATGCGTATTGGTTACTATGCCAACGATAGACTAGGTGGCATTGCAGTTGCTAATCTTGATAATGAAGAAATTGCAGTTGGAAAACTATTTGCTTGGTTAACAGATCCAGACAATGAAAAACTTGTTAAGGGTTTTCGTTTAGAAGAACGCAATGTTAGCGAGCAGGAACACGCACAGCGCATCTATGATGCAGCAAAGCAACTCTTTGTTAAAAGCGATGACGAGACTATTAACCTTGACCTTCTCAATAAGATTCGCAAGTATGATGAAGAGACTGGCGCTTACAGGATTTCAGGTCAAATCTCACTAGATGATTTGCCAAAACTAGAAGATGATGTTCCTTCATATGTTCTTGGGCCACAGTTAGTAGCTGTATCTGATTCAGGTAACTACACAACATCTTTGATGGAGTGGGGTTGGGACTGGCTAGGTAACGCTAATGCTCGTTTCTCACGTGAACCTATGGTTCTGCAGGAAATGATTACTATTCGTAAAGAGTTTGAAAAGACTGGCTTTGCAGATGCTTTCATTGCAGCTCACAAGCGCGGCATCACAGATGAAAAAGCACTTATCAAAGCAGAAGCAAGTGCTCAAAGAGAACTAGCAACTATCATTGAAGAGCGTGCAGCAATGCAAACTCTTGCGTATGTAGACAATCCTCTAGTACAAAGCCAGTTAGCATTCTCTGGTCGTAACTTTGCACGCTTCTATCGTGCTACTGAAGACTTCTATCGCCGTGTTTACCGTGTTGTACGCTATAACCCAGAGGCAATTGCTCGTGCATCCCTTACTTATGAGGGAATTACACATTCAGGTTGGATTCAACACGACGATCAGGGTGAACCATACTTCATTTACCCAGGTACACAGTATGTTTACAAGGCAGTTCAGACTGCAATGGTTGCATTAGGTGTACCAGCAGAGTTTAAGGTACCAATGCCAGTGCAGTTTGGTGCTAACTTGAAGATGATTACACCATCTTTGAACCCAGACTCTGCAATTCCAACCCTTGCTGGTCCACTTTCAGGTGTATCTATCAAGGTACTATCTAATCTTGTAAACATCTTTAACCCAGGTGCTGCAGATAAGATTACAACTACATTTTTAGGTAAGTACGCAGAAGACCAACCAATGGTTTCAGCGTTCTTGCCAGCACACGTTAACCGTATCTACTCAGCAATGAACCAAGATGAGCGTGATGGTCAGTATGCCAGTGCATCTCGCAAGGCTATGACTTATCTTGAAGCATCTGGTCACGGATTAAAGCAGAAGTTTGCAGAAGATGGAACTCCAATTCCATTTACTGCTAAAGAACTTGAAGACTACCGTATTAAGTTGAAGAACAGCACACTAGGTATTCTAGGTATGCGTGTTATCTACGGTTTCGTAGCACCTGCATCACCTGCCGTACAACTCAAGTCCGATATGGCTGACTGGGTACGTGGTAATGGTGAAGCTAACTTCAAGCAAGTCTGGTATGGACTCCTTGACAAGACTGGTGACTATGATAAGGCAATGGCTGAGTGGGTTAAGTACTTCCCAGATCAAATGCCATTCACTGTTTCAGAGTCAGAACGTTCAACTGTTGCATACTTCCGTTATGCACAGGAGTCTGGTGACTTTGTAGACCAGAATCAAAAGTTGTTTAAGGAATTTAAGCAAGGTGCAACCTTCTTGATTCCTCACAAGGCTGGATACTCTTGGGATGCTTACAAGACTATGACTGATATGGGTCTTCGTAAGAATAAGACAGTTACTGACTTCCTTCGTGAAGTACAAACTGCTGCAGATATGCAGACTTACTACGAGAAGAAGAACCAGTACGAAGCAAACCTTGAATCTGTTGGTACAGACTTTGAGCGTTCAGCACTTCGTAAAGAGTTTACAGACTGGGCCACAATCTACAAGGCTGGCCGTCCATTAGTTCAAGAAGAACTATCACAGGGCAGCCAAAAGGCTATTGAGCGTATGAATGCTTACAATGATTTGACAAGAATGGTTAAATCACCAGCTGCTGAAAAAGCAAGTCCTGGAACCACTCAGGCTCTTCGTAAGATGGTAGATCTTTACGAGCAGTACAAGACTTCAAAGAAAGAACTAGAACAATTTGGCGGTAGCCAATTCTTGTCACGAATGAACAAGGATGAAACTATTATCAAGATGCGAGAACTTTCACAATACAATGAAAACACCGTGAGTGCTTACAACGTACTCTTTGGTAGATTGCTAGGAGACTAATGAGTTCACCAGATCAAGCCCGTGCTGCGGCACAGGCACAAGATGCAGCACGTGTTAAAGCAGCTGCAGTTAACGCTGCTGGAACAGCAACTTCTGGACCTACTGGCGAATTTACTGATTTCTTAAAGGCAATTGCCAAGAGCCCTGCTGCTATTACTGGTTACCAAAAAATATTAAAATCAGGTAAATATTACACAGGGCAAATCAATGGCAAATATAGTCCTGCTTTAATTAAAGCATTTTACAAAGCTGAAGAAGATAGAGCACTTGTAGCACAAACCAGTCCAATTAGCCGTGATGATTTCTTTCAACAGATTAGTCTCAATGGCGCAGGTACAGGTACAGGGCAGCCTTCTGTAGTAGAAGACGTTACAGTCTATACACCAGAAGCAGCAAAGATGCTGATTCAATCTGTCATCAAAGACAGCCTTGGTCGTAATGCCACAGATGCTGAGATTAAGAAGTACACATCTAATCTTAAGAAGATTCAACAACAGGCTGCATCAACTACAACCTACAAGACAGTAGGCGGTAAGCAGACTCGCGTAACTACACCAGGTATCAGTGAACAACAATACCTAGTAGATCAAGTCTCAGGTACAGATGAAGGCAAGGCCAACAAGGTTCTTGGTTTCTATGAAACATTTATGAATGCGTTGGGTGGTCGCTAATGGCAATTGATGTCAATAAACTTATTAGAGATGCACAAGCAGCTCAAGCAGCAGCACGCACAACAGCTCAATCTGCTCAAGCACAAGCATCAAAAGATAAGGCTTACGCTGAAGTTGCAGCATTATCTAAGAAACAACTTGAATATGCAAATACTCTTAAGCCAACTTTAACAGATTATGAAGGAAAGTTAAAGATTTGGGCTACCAAGATTGCTCGTGGAGATAAACTTTCTACAACAGAACAAAAAGAATTTGATAAATTAGTTAAAGATTACAACTCAGTAAATAAAACTGTTAATGCTGCTATTAAAAAAGCAAATGATATTATTGTTGAAGCACGTCGTAAAGGTACAGGAACAACAACACCTAAACCTATGACAACACCCCAACCTGGTAGTGCAACTACCCCAAAACCTGGTAGTACAACGACCCCAAAGCCTAGCGGTACAACTACGCCTAAGCCTGGTGGTACAACTACTCCTAAACCTGGTTTGCCAACTACTTCCGCAGCGCCTGGTTCTACAACATTACCACCTCAAACACTTGAGACTCTTCTTAAGAAGACAGAGTTCTGGTATGACTTGCCTGACTATATCTTTAATACGGTTCCAGGTCTTGGCGATATTCTTATTAAGGCAGTCAGCGAAGGCTGGGATAATGAGAAGTTTCTTGCTACAGCAAAAGGAACTACTTGGTGGCAGAAGAACTCATCTAATCTACGTACACGTATCGTTGATCGTGCTAAATATGACGAACTTAAAGCAGCTGGTGAAGATGTAACTAAGACAGATTACGGTCTATATCTTACAAAGAAGAAAAACGAAGTTAAGGCTAAAGCTCGTGAACTTGCTGGCGTTACTCTTACTGAAGAACAAGCACAATCCGTTGCTCAGAAAATTTACGATGGTTTCTTAGACGATGACCCACTAGCAATCAATGCTCTTATTGTCCCATTCATTAGTAAAGTATCTAGTATTGCAGGTACTGGTACAGGTGCTCAAAATATAACCGCATATAGCGGTCAAGCACTACAAAGTTATCAGACACTTCAATCCATTGCTAAGTCAAACGGCTTTAGTCTTAAAGATATTTTACCTGGTATTTCTACAACACTTACTGGTGGAGATTTAGAGCAGGCAGTCCTTCAAGGACTTGCTGCTGGGACTATTGACATCAACCGTGTAGCACAAGATGCACGTGTTCTTGCATCACAAGGTCAGCCAGCATATGTGCGTAACCTTCTTAACCAAGGTTATGACCTTGAAAATGTTTATGCTCCATATAAGAATCAGATGGCTGCAGTTTTGGAGATTAACCCAGACCAAATTGACCTTAACGATCCAACATTGCGTTCTGCTATTACAGATAAGGGCGATATGAACCTATACGATTTCAAACGACAACTACGTCAAGACAATCGTTGGCAATACACACAAACCGCTAGAGATGAAGTTTCAGGCGGAGCGCTTAAAGTCCTTCAAGACTTTGGATTTATGGGGTAAATGATGGCTAAAAAATATACCAGAGAAGAGTGGGATGCTCTTCAAACATCTTTGCCAGTACAAGATCGTATGACCTATGCTGAGTATCTAGTTTCTATAGCAGGTGCAGGCGGTATTACTGATTCACAAAATGCTGCACGTTTAATAGCAGAAGCTGCTGCTAAAGGTTCAGCAGGTGGTGGAATTGCTGATTCACAATATGACGCAAAATTAAAACAACAAACAGCAAAAGCAGGATTAACACCAGCAGAATTACAAGCAGCTGTCAACAAACTTACTTCTGGAAAAGCATTAAGTAATGAAGAAAAAGCTGCTTTGGGTCTTTTGCCAACTAATGATTCCCCAACTTTAACACCTACGCCTACAACTACGGGCAATACACCTACTACAACAATAACACCTGGTACACCTACTACAACAATAACACCAGGACCTACTACGACAGTTGCACCAGGTACACCTACTACAACAATAACACCTGGTACACCTACGACGACAGTTGCACCAGGTACACCTACTACGACAGTTGCACCAGGTACACCTACTACGACAGTTGCACCAGGTACACCTACTACGACAGTTGCACCAGGTACACCTACTACGACAGCAAAACCTACAGAAGGTCTTACATACAAAGCAAGTGATGGAACTGTATTTACAGACCAAGCAGCCTATGTTGCATATCAAAAGATGCTTACTGATAAGAGATTATCAGACACAGCGTTATCTGCTGCACAGTCAGCAGAGCGTCAATCAGCATATGACTTACTTTATGCAGAGTTTTCAAAGTACGGTCTTGGTTCTTTAGTAGAACCATTACGAGGACTTATTCAATCAGGTGCATCACCTGCAGAATTTACTATTAAGTTACGCGAATCAGAACCCTATAAACAACGTTTTAAGGCAAACTCTCAACGCATTTCTAAAGGATTAAAAGCAATTTCTGAGGCTGAATATATTGGTCTTGAAGACCAATACCAAAGCATCCTACGTAATGCAGGGTTACCAGAATCTTATTGGAAGCAGACAGTTGATTCAAGAACTGGCATAGTTTCACAAGAAGGATTTACTAATTTTATTGCCAACGATGTGTCTGCAATAGAGTTAGAAGATCGTGTTGCTACAGCACAACAGCGTATTCTTTACGCTAACCCAGAGGTAAGTATTGCACTTAAGAATTTCTACCCAGATATTACAAGTGGTGATTTACTTGCTTACGCACTTGACCCAACTAAGGGACTAGATCAGATTAAGCGTCGCATTACTGCAGCAGAAATTGGTGCATCAGCAGTTCAATTAGGTCTTACAACTAATGCAACTGATGCTGAATACCTAGCACGCTACGGTGTTAACAAGGCTCAAGCACAACAGGGATACCGAACAGTTGCAGATGTTCTACCTACTGCAAGCAAGTTAGGTGATATTTACTCTCGCCAAGGCTTAGGAGCTTACACACAGCAGACTGCAGAACAAGAAGTATTTAACGTACCAGGTGCAGCAGAAGCTGCAGTTAAGCGCAAGAAACTAGCAGGACTAGAGCAAGCATCATTCTCTGGTCAAGCCGGTAAAACACAGGGAGCACTTGCACGAGAACGTGCAGGTGGCTTCTAAATAAAGCCTGCCACTAGAACGACTGGCCTAGTGGAGTGATAAGAAAACCAGTAGTAGGAGCCATACCGTTTCCCCAGATGGATATGAGGCCTACGCAAATCAAACCAATGATAGGGAGAAGGACTATGTCCAATTACGACTACGAGGATGATGATGATTTCGATACGGATTCATCAGGAAACGACCTTGTGAAACAACTACGCAAGTCAGCCAAGCAAAAGGATAAAGAACTAGCAGAACTTCGTTCTCAGTTCGATGGACTTAGCAAGGCCCAACGCGAACGAACAATCAAGGACGCCCTTGAACGTCGCGGGGTAAATCAGAAGATAGCTTCGTTTATCCCACAGGACATTGACCCAACTGAGGAGTCTGTGTCTAAGTGGCTTGAAGATTATGCCGATGTATTCGGTATTGACTCAGGCCAAAACCAGAGTACGAATGTAGATCCAGCCGATATTGCTGCATACAAAAGGATGACAGGAACCGCTGATGCGGGAATGACACCAGAAAGAGGCGCAGACGTAATGACTCGCCTAATGAATGCAAACACTAAAGAAGAGCTAGACGACATCATTCGCCAATCTGGACTTTAACCCAATCCAAACAATCGAAAGGTAAAGCCAAATGGCAGGAAACGTCCCATACGGTTCGCTTACCGGCACCTCCGATATTAGCAATCTCGTAAAGACAGCATACGATCAATACGTTCGTATGGCTCTCCGTAGCATCCCAGTGATGCGTGCGATTGCAGATGTCAAGCCAGTACAGCAGGCTATGCCTGGTTCATCAGTTGTGTTCTCTATCTATTCAGATCTTGCACAAGCAACATCTACATTGACAGAAACATCAGATGTATCAAGCATTGCACTAGGTAACCCTAACCAGGTTACAGTAACACTGAACGAATACGGTTCAGCAGTTACAACAACAAAGAAGTTAAATCTAACTTCATTCAACGATGTTGACTCAGCTCTTGCTGACATCATCGCTTACAACTCTGCAGATTCTATTGACTCTGTAGTTGCATCAGTACTCACAGGTGGCTCAAACGTCATCTATGCAGGTACATCAGGTGCTACAACAACTAACACAATTACAGCAACAGATGTTATGTCAGTAGCTGCAATCCGTGAAGCTGTAACAGAACTTCGTACAAACAAGGCTGTTCCACGCATCAACGATCTATACGCTGCATACCTACACCCACGTCAGGCTGCAGATCTTCGTGCTGAATCAGGTACTGGTGGATTCCAGGCCTTGACACAGTTCGTAGACCGTACACCATTCGTTGCTGGCGCAGTAGGAGTAATCGAAGGTGCATTCGTTATCGAAACACCTCGTGTTCCTTACGCAGCTAACACACAGTCACCAGCTGTTAACGTCTACAAGGCAGTAATTGCCGGACGTGAAGCATTGGCAGAAGCACAAGGACAGGACATCTCAACCGTTATCGGTCCAGAGATTGATGCTCTACGTCGCTTCCGCACAATCGGTTGGTACTATATGGGCGGCTTTGCTCGCCTACGTGAAGCAGCTCTATATCGCATTGAGTCTGCGTCTTCATACTAATTCAAGTAATTGGTTGACTGCAGTGCAGGGGAAACCCTGCATTGTGGTAAGCCCATTAAGGAGAACAATGCCGTATCAATTGACGACACCTTGGCAAAATGAAACTTGGTGCGATAGCACCTATTTCAATATGTATGCACGCCTTGCTGCACGTCCACTTACTGGTGGTTCCTACACTGGTGCAATCCCGTCATTCTTGACAGATGTTGCACGTGGTTTAACTCTACTTGTTAACGGCACAACTGTTACTGAAAGCAGAACTCCATATCAAAATGATTTAGCTGATGCTGATACATACTATCTAGGTGGGCATACATACACGCTAGATGATGCAGCAGCACAGATCCTTATTGATGCAGGTTACTCAGCATACCTTGAACCGATTATCTGATGGCTAAGCATAGAGAAGACCATCCGGTTGATGTTGAAGGTTGCTTTGGTTGCAAGATAATTGGACTACAGATGGACCCTGGAGCAGCAAAAAGCAATGGCGTACCAACTGCCAAAGCTCACGATAAAGAGTTGAGTTCTTACTACAGCGCAGTTAAGCAAGGTATCGAACCTCGTTCGACCAAGCAACACGATATAGATGCAGCAGTAAGAATCAGCAATGAAGCAGGTAAAGCATTCGATGGTGTCAGTTTAACACTTAAAAAATAAGGAGCAGCAAATGGATCAAAAGATAACAGGCAAGATGGACCAGAAAGCAACATTAGTAAAGAACGTAGAAGAAGCAGATTACTACCCATCAGCAGACAAGCAATTTGAATCTAACCGTAAGTATATGACTTACGAGTCAATTACTACAGGAGCAGGCGGTAAGAACTAATGTCAGTTAAAGGCGAGAAGTACAAGTCAATGGCAGATAAGAAGAAGCACGAAAAGACTGAAGGACCTGCAGCGCGTAAGAAGGAATACGGCGCAAAGGCTAAGATGACTTCAAAGAAAATGGGCAAGAAGAAGTAATGAAGAAGAAGCCAGCCAAGATTCAAAAAGTTATGCACGAGTTTAAGACTGGCACTTTGCACTCAGGATCTAAAAAGGGTCCAGTAGTAAAGAGCCGCAAGCAAGCAGTTGCTATTGCAATGTCTGAAGCGGGTATGAAAAAGAAAGCCACCAAGAAGAGTGGCAAGTAAAAAGGATTCACGCCTAGAGCGTGCAGGTGTTGAAGGCTTTAACAAACCTAAGAAGACACCATCACATCCGACTAAGTCTCACGTTGTAGTAGCCAAAGAAGGCGACAAGGTAAAGACTATTCGCTTTGGTCAACAAGGCGTAACAGGCGATAAGAAGCCAACAGCAAGACAAGCATCATTCAAGGCAAGACACGCAGCAAACATTGCTAAAGGCAAAATGTCAGCTGCATATTGGGCCAACAAAGTTAAATGGTAGAAAGAGGTAGATAGGTGCCAACAGGAATTCCAGGTTCAACCCTAATAGCAGAACTCAACAGACTTGCTAATGGCGGCACCTACCCACCAATTCAAGAGTATGTAGATGAAGCGCTAGCTGCAAAGAACTGGGCTATTGCACGAGGCGTAACAACAAATCACACAGATACAGTAGGTATTCTCAATGACATTGCAGGTATCGGCGGTTCTCCGGCGAATCATCTTGACTACACTGGCGTATGTAACCTTATCGCTGGCACTACTCGTCTTACTGCAAACGTTGCTCTCCAAGGACTCGAATCTTGAGTGCGACTTTTAACCTGCTACTAGAGCAGGCAACTACATTTAACTTTCAGTT